CTGGCAGCCGGTGGCGGGCGTCCACTACCACAAAGTTTTCTACAGCGCGGGTACGCCAAAGTACTACACCCACCCGCCCGCACAGACGGACGTGAGGGACGGCATCTTCGCGGGCTTCAGCGAATCGGGCGTGGCGTATAACGGCAACGTCGTCCTGCCGTCGGCGGGCGACGTGCGGCTGGGTGTCGACTACGACTACCCGGGCAAAGAGACGGGCACGCTGCATCTGCCCGCCGAGGCAGACGTGAAAACTGGCGTCGGGTACGGCACGAACGGGACGGAGTTCGAGGGCGAGCTAGTCGCTGGCGGCGGCGGCGGGGTGCCTCTGATCGGGCCGGGAGGGCTGGTAGGCTGATGCAGTATTTGGGCGACTTCGCGGCAGACACGGCGCAGGTAGACTTCTCGTTCAACACGCGCAAATCGGACGGGACGCCCGTCGCGCTGGACGGCGGCCGGCTGGCCGTCTACAAGGACGACGCAACTACCGCGCTCGTGCTGTCAGCGGACTGCGACCTCGCGGCGGTCGCGACCGGGCAGTATAACGTGACGGTCTACGTGACGCAGGAGGGCAGCCCGTTCGTGGCCGGGTCCGACTACAAGGTAGTTTTGTCGGAGGGCACCGTGGACGGCACGTCAGTCGCGGGGACGGTGCTCGCGCAGTTTTCCGTCGAGAACAGGGTTGTCACAGCCGCCGCGCCTGCGGCCGCTACCGTCGCAGATGCAGTCTGGGACGAGCTTATAGCCGGACACTCCGGCGCTGGCTCCACCGGCGACACGCTCGCCGACATCCTCGCGGGCGTTGACCCGGCGCTTATGACCGCCGTCGTTACCGCAGTCTCCGCGCTCGGCGCAGGCACCGTGACGGTGGCATCACCGGTCACGGCGGCGGGCGAGATCAACATCACGCAGGGCGACAGCTACCAGGCAGGCGACATATCGTGGACGGACACGGCAGGCCTCTGGCCTGCCGACCTCAGCACGGCGGACGCGATCACCTGGTATTGCGACACACAGGAGGAGTCCTGCACCTACACGCCGGGGACGGGCCTGCTGGCGCTCGGCGCACTCGCGACCACGCAGACGCTCGACCTGCCGCCGGGCGCGCATCCGTACTGGATCGAGGCGACGTGGACGGCAGGCAGCCGCGTTGAGACTATCGGCAGAGGCACCTGCAACGTGGAGGCCAAACGCCCGTGAGTTGGATTGACAGACTGAAAGCGTTCGCGGGGCTGCGGCCGGTGTACAGCACGTTCGAACTGAACGCCATGCGCCGCTACGGCGCGCGGCCAGACATGAGTTTTGACGCGCTGGTGGGACTGAACCATTCCTGGGTCTATGCCTGCGCGCTGCGCAACGCCACCACGGCTGCGGGCGTTGACCTGAACGTGTATGCGGTCGGGTCGGACGGCACGGACAAATACCACACACGCGCCCTGACTCTGCCGGAGCGCCGGGGACTCTCGGCAGACTGGCACAGGCGGCGGATCAAATCCACTACCGGCGACGACGTGGTGGAGCTAGAGGACCACCCGCTGGCAGTGCTGCTGGATAAGGCGAACAGCAACATGACCGGGCCGGAGTTGTTCGAGCTGACCTGGGCGTATCTCGAACTGACCGGCAACGCATACTGGTATCTGGAGCGGCAGGAGATCGGCGGGGCCGGTGTCCCCGCGCGGTCTGTCCCTATCGGCCTCTGGCCGCTGATGAGCCAGTACGTCAAGGTCGTGCCGGACGAGGCGAACATCGTGGCTGGCTACCTCTACGGCAAGAGCGACCGCGACGCCGTAGCCTACGACCGCTCGGAGATTATCCATTTTCGATACCCCAACCCGCGCAATCTACTGTACGGCATGGGACCGGCGCAGGCGGCGGCCTGCGCGGCGCGGCGGATGGAGGCGCGGTCTGAGTACGAGCAGGCGATGTGGGATAACGACGCCACGCCGACGCTGGGTATCAGCATCGAGGGCAACCTGTCGCCGGAGAGCCGCAAGCGCCTGCTGGAGCAGTTCCGGCAGACCTACGGCGGGCCGCAGAACAAGGGCAAGCCGATTGTGCTGGAAGGCGGCATGACGGTCGCTCCTATCGGCATGGCGCCGCAGGATACGCAGATGCTGGAGAACGCCCGATTCAGCCGCGAGGAGATAGCCGCCGTGTTCGGGGTGCCTATGACGTTGCTAGAGATGTCAGACGCGAACCGTGCCAGCGCAGAGGCCGGGAACACGTCGTATCTGGCGCAGACTATCGTGCCCCGGCTGGCGCGGATGGAGAGCAAGCTAAACGAGGAGCTATGCCCGCTGTTCGACGATTCGGGCAGGCTGTTCGTGCAGTTCGATGACCCAGTGCCGGAGAACGTGCAGGCTGATCTGGACGCCCGGACGCGGTATATCCAGGTGGGCGTCCTCAGCCCGAACGAGGTGCGCGCGGAGATGGGGCTGGGTCCGAGGGACGGCGGCGACGAGTACAAGGCGGCCGCCAGCCAGCCGCCGCAGCTGCAACCGGGGGCGCAGGAGCCGCAGACGCGGGCCTATCACCCTCAGGCTGACGCCTGCGAGTGTCCTACGTGCAAGGCAGCCTCGCCGTTCGGCGCTGAGGGGCAGGAGCCTCTGAGCGAGTCTGAGCGGACGTTTGCGGCGGTGATAGGCCGGTTTTACGGCGACCGCGTGGACGAGGTGGCGGGCCGCCTCGGTGACTGATCCTGATATCGAGCAGCTGATCTTTGGCCCTGCGGGCGACTGGTCGGAGGAGTTAGCCGGGCTGGTCGCAACGATCCGCCCGCAACTGGAGGACTGGTACATCCAGGGCGGCGCGCAGGGCATGGAGCGCCTGGGGCTGGTAGCATCGTTTCAGGTCACGAACCCCGAGATAGCCGCGCAACTGGACAGCTACACGTTCAAGTTTGCGCAGCAGATCGGCGGCACATTTGCCGATGACCTGCGGGCGGTTCTCAAGACGGCGGCGGATGAGGGCTGGAGCGCGGCGGAGTTGCGGAAGGCGGTTTTACAGGCGGGCCACGGCGACCTTGGCAGTTACAAAGCCGCGATGATAGCGCGGCGGGAGTCCGTCCACGCAGTGGAGGCCGGGGCGCACGAGGCGTTCCGCCAGCAGGGCGTCACGCAGACCGTCTGGCGGGCCGGGCCATCGGCCTGCGAGTTCTGCATAGCGCTCGACGGCAAGGTCATCAGCATAGACGAGAGTTACGCAAGGGTGGGCGACACGGTGAACGTGGACGTAGACGGCACGCAGAGGGCGTTTCGCGTCGGCTACGAGGACGTGAGCCACCCGCCGCTGCACCCGTTTTGCCGATGTTCGGCGGACCCTGTGGAGCTTGAGGACTTAGCCGAGGCGCGGGCGGCGGCGCCCGCCGACCCGGTGCAGCCCGGCGGCGTAACGCCTGAGCCTGACAACTAGTTTTCGCTGCCCTGCCGGGCTCACCGGCGGGGCTTTTTGTTTGGGGGATTCTAATGCCAATGACAACGGACGGATACGGCGCACCGGTCAACGCGGTGACGCTCTGGGACTGGCAGGGGGCTGCCCTGCCGGTGGCGGTCGCACCTGCACCGCGCAGGGTCTGGCTGCCGAACGAGATCACCTTTGACACCGTGGGCAGCCACGGCGGCTGGTCAGCCTACCGCTACATCAGCGCCAGCAACGCCGCCATCACGAGCGAGTTTTACCCGTGGGAGGGCTGCCAGGATTTGGCGGTCTGGGCGCTGGCGGCTAAGACGGCGGCGGGCGTGTTGACGCTCAAGGTCGAACTGCTCGGCTCGATGGTCGCGGGGCAGGACGCGGCAAACCACGCGCTGGCGCTCGGCCCAACCGGGGCCGGTCTGGACACGCTGTCAACGTCCGCGACCGTGCCGGTGAGTATGCTCATCAGCACTGCGAATATGACCACCGCCAGCAACGTGAGCTACCGCAACATCTCGCCGCTGTTCTGGGGGCTGAAAGTCACGCCGAGTGCGGCGAACCTGCCGTTCACGATTTGGGTGGTGGGGAGATAACCTATGAGAACTAAGCAGCTAGCCTGTTTCGGAGACAGCATCACGGGCGGATATTTCGCGCGCTATCACGACAACACATATCCAAACGTGCTGCTGCACGAGTTGCAGCGGCACGACGCCCGCGACCGCTGGAACCTGCTCACGACGGACAGCAGTTCCTCCTGGCCGCGCCTCGGACAGATATGGCGCACCTATCGGCAGTTCGCGGCCAGCCAGCCGGATGTGGTGGTCTTCCAGGGTGGCGAGAACGACGCCAGCAGCACGGTGGCCAGCCTCGCGGCATCGGCCGGGGCGGGCGCTACCACTCTCACGTTCAACGCCAACATCACGGCGGGCCGGGCCTACATCCTCACGGACGGCACGGCGGAGGAGGTCGTCATCCCGCAGACGGCGGCGACGGTCACCGGCACCCGCGTCATACGCGGCGCCATGGGCACCGTCGCGAGGGACTGGCCTGCGGCCACCACGGTTCGAACGTGGAATCAGTCCACGGCGGCTGGTTTGCCCGCATTCGTTGACACCTACGAGTACGCCCTGCGCGACATCCTCTCGACGACCGGCGACCGCACCATCGTACTGGTAGGCGGCCTCTGGTTTGCGGCACAGACCGACCTGAACACGGTGGCACTCAAGACGCTGGTGGACGGCCTGACCGAGGACTACCCGCGCATCGAGTTCGTGCCGTACGAGACGGCGGACGGCACCAGCCTGACGGCCTCAGGCAACACGCTCACGGCGGCCAGCACCTACACCGGGCCGACTGCGCGGATTGACCAGGCGAACCTGACGAACGTGGCGACCTCAGTTAAGGTCACCAGCACGAGCGACATCGAGCCGGGCGACCTCCTGCTGTTGACGACCACGAGCGCCGTCACCGCGCCTACGGCAGGCACCAGCGAGATCGTGCAGGTCGCCAGCAAAGACGACACCACCCGCGTCATCACATTCGATACCACGACGGCCAACGCGGACGGCGCAGTGCGCAACAAACTCGGCTCGACGGCAAGGGCGTTCGTTAGCGGAAACCGGGTCTGCAAGCTGGCGCACGGCACGATGAACCCGCGCATCCCCTGGCTGACGCTGGGGGGTGCGGATTTCGCCTCGCTGATGTGTCAGTATGACACCCACCCGAACGACAAGGGGCAGCGCGAGATCGGCTACGCCTTCTATCGGGGCTACCAGCGGGCGCTGGCGCGGATCGGGGGCGCGTAATGAAAACACGGTTCAGACTGACTGACCGCTACCTCGACCATTGGGAGGAGACAGCACCCGGTATTCGCGACCGGCTGAAAGACTACGCCGAGGACATAGCCGCCTGCGAGATACGCAGGAAGGCGCGGTCATCCACCCCCACGGTAGAGGCGGGGGAGCGGGCCACGGTGCAGGTCATCAGCACCCGCGACGTGGACAGGGACGGCGAGATCATGGTTCCCGGCGGGGCGCTGCTGGACGAGTACAAAGCCAATCCGGTCGTCATGTGGGCACATGACTACAGTATGCCGCCCATCGCCCGCACGACCGAACTCAGAGTGGAGCCGGACAAGATCACGGCGAAAGCGGTGTACAGCGAGACGCCGTTTGCGGACGACATCTACCGGCTGAAGCAGGAGGGCATCCAGACAGCGGTTAGCGTCGGCTTCCTGACCCTCCAGAGCGTCCTCAATGGCGGCCCGGGCTGGAAGGAGACGACCGACCGGCTATCCGCCGAGTGGGGCGTCAAGCCGAAAGCGTTCGCGGATGTGAACGCCATCCACACTAAGTGGCTGATGTTGGAATACAGCGACGTTCCGATCCCCGCGAACCCTCACGCGGTGACCATCGCCAAGGGGTTGCACCTGTCAGACGAGACGCTGGAGCGGCTCGGGCTGGCGGAGGACGAGCAGGCGGGGACGGTGCGGCAGATCGGCGTGCGGGCGGTCACGCCTGTGTTATCGCCGGTCATCCGCAGGCCGCAGGTCAAGTTTTACAGTTTCCCCACGACGCAACAGCTGGTGGCGGAGGAGATCCGCCGCAGGCAGGGCGTGCTGTAGGGATGATTACCGAGAGCCTCAACAAGCAACGCGGAGGCACATGGCGGCGCAGGCTGACGGGCCGGAGGGCGATCCCCACCACGACCCAGGCCGGAGCGTTCGCCGCCAGCGGCGCGAGGCAACCAACAACGGAGACAACTACCAATGAAAACGATAAAGCTGCTCAAGGCGGCCGCCGTTTTGGGGACTGAGTACCCCGAGGGCGCCGTACTCGAGCTTACAGACGCGGACGACATCTGCGCCGAACTGCTGACCGAGGGGCTGGCCGTCGAGGTCAAGGGCGTCGAGGCGCTCAAGGTCGAGGCGGAGCAGACCAAGGCTGCGGTGCGTCAGGTCGTGGCCGAGGAACTCAAGGCCTCCGAGCCTGATACCAAGGCGCGGCAGGTCGTGACCGCTGGCGACATCACGGAGCCGGTGGACAGGCCGAACGCGGGATTCAAGAGCGCGGGCCACTTCCTCAAGGACGTGGCGCGGCAGGCGACGGGCGGCGGGCAGTCCGCCGAACTGAAAGCGTGGCGTGCTAAGGCGGCTACCGGCCTCAACGAGACGTTCGGGGGCGACGGCGCTTATCTGGTGCCGCCTGAGATGGCCGCTGGCATCTACCAGATACAGCACGAGACTGCTGCTCTGGCAAGCCGGTGCCGCACCATCCCGATCAACAACAACCTGATCATGAACGCCATCGACGAGACTAGCCGCGTGACGGGTTCGCGCTGGGGCGGCATCGCCTGCTACTGGCAAGCTGAGGCATCCACGGCCATCGGCAGCACGCCCAAGTTCCGCCAGATGCATTTCGAACTCAAGAAACTCACGGCGGCGGTCTACGCCACCGAGGAGCTTCTGGCCGACGTTTCGGCGCTGGAGTCCACGATCAATCAGGCCGTGGGCGAGGAGTTCGCTTGGACCGTTGATGAGGCCATCTACCACGGCAACGGCGCTGGCACACCGCTGGGATTCATGAACAGCGGCGCGCTGGTGACGGTTCCCAAGGAGGGCGCGCAGGCGGCGGATACCGTGGTCGCGGAGAACGTCCGCAAAATGTGGTATCGGCTGCCGAGCGCCAACCGGGCGCGCTCGATCTGGCTGGTGAACCAGCAGGTCGAGGATCAGCTGCAGCAGATGAATGCGCCGGTCGGCATGGCCGGTCAGCTGGTCTACATGCCGCCGGGCGGCCTCTCCGCGGCCCCGTACGGCACGCTGTTCGGGCGTCCCGTCATTGCCAACGAGCATTCGGCGGCGCTGGGTGACACCGGCGACATCGTGCTGGTTGACCTCGGCGAGTACATCTACACCCCCAAGACGGACGGGATTCAGAGCGCGGCTTCCATCCACGTCCAGTTCCTGGTAGGCGAGACGGTTTACCGGTTCACCCAGAGGGTGGACGGCCAGCCTGCATGGGCCGCCCCGCTGACGCCCGCCAAGGGCGCGACTGACCTCTCGCCATTTATCGCACTGGCGGCCAGATAGGAGATTACGACAATGGCAAAGGTAGCAGATACCCTGTATCTCAAGCCGGTTCTGGACGCGGACATCGGCGGGACTAACGCGGAGACGGAGCGCATCAACATAGGCGAATACTCGCGGGTGGCGTTCCTGGTAGCCGTGGGCGACGCGGCTGGCAACCTCACCTATAGCAACTGGAATGCGGCTGACCAGCTGGACACGCTCAAACTGCGCCAGCACACGGCAGCGACCGCCGGGTCGAGCAAGGACATCACCGACTTTGACCTGTCGCAGACAGCGGCAAACACTGCCGGTGAGTATTTCGTGCTGGAGTGCCGGTCTGAGGACGTGGACACCGAGAACGGCTATTCCTACGTTTCGTGCTATGTGGCCGAGGGCGGCAACACCGGCACGGACAATGTTCACATCACGGCCATCGGCCTGCCGCGCTACGCGTCTGAGAACGTGAGCGGCGCGACGGACGCCATCTAGACATACCCCCTGCGCCGGACTCCTTCCCGGCGCTCGTAGCGGGCGGGGCAGCATGATGCTACCCCGCCCGTTCGGTTCTACAGGAGACACAGACAATGGCAACTCAGGCACGCACCGCGTGGCTTAACAACATCCCGTATACGTTCGATAAGGCTACCGGCGAGTGGCTCTGGCGGCCGTCGCCGGTCACGTTCGAGGACGAGTTTCTTGGCAACACGCTCGACCTGGTCTACCGCTGGGAGAACGTAGACACCCTAAACAATACGCCGCCCGCGCTCGTGGACGATGCCTCTAACGGCGTTGCGCAGATCACGCTCAACGTGGACAATGACACGGAAAAGGGCGTCCTGTACATGAACGACAACCTGCAGTTCGCGCTCGATAAGGGCGTCATCTGGCAGGCGCGGGTCAACTTCCCGGTGCTGCCGACCTCGACAACCGAGATGGTTCTGGGGCTGGCGTCGGCGGAGGCGGCGTTTGACTCTATCACGACCTCCTGCTGGTTCAAGCTGGCGGGGTCTGGCGTGGTGGTTGTGGAGACGGACGACACCGCAACGGACAACGACGACAAGGCGACCGGGGTGACCCTGCTGAACACGGACTGGGCGATCCTGCGGATTGATGCGACCACGCTGGCGGACGTGAAGTTCTACGTCAACGGCGTGCGGGTTGCGTCGTCCACGACATTCGACATGTCCAGCGCGACCGGCGCGGCTGGCAAGGTGCAGCCGTACTTTGGGGCGTTCCAGAGCGACGCGAGTGTGGGCACCCTCTACATCGACAGCGTTCGCATCTGGCAGGACGCAAGGGCATAAGGGAGGACTGAGTCATGCCTAGAGACAGAAACACGAAAGTCCCCGAGGCCTATTTCGAGGATGTCTACGTCGGCAAAGACCCCGAGGACCGCGACAACCTCATCCACCTGAGCGATACCGGAGACATCGATATCGGCAACGGTGATTTCGTCATCAACGCGGACGGCATCACGACGACCACCGGCGACATCACGGCGCGGCTGATCACGGCGACAAGCGACCTTTCGGTGGCTGGCGTGTCCGGCCTGGCTGGCGGCGCTGTGGTCGGCACCTCGCTCGAGGTCGGGGCGCTGGCGAACTTTAACAATACCGCATTCGTTGGCGAGGCGGCATCGTTCCCCGGCGGCGAGACTGTGAGCATCGCGACCGATACCGGAAACATCGCGACTGCCGGCACGCTCGACGTCGCAGGCGCTGTCAGCGTCGGTGACGCGACCGCCACGGCGGGCGTCATCAACCTCGGCGACGGCGCGGCGTCTGCTGCTGATATCGTCATCACCGGCGGCGGCGGCATTACCGGCGCTACCGGTGTGTTCGATGTGGGCGGCACGACGCCGGGGGCGATTGCCGCTGGCGACGCCTCGACTACGCCTGGGCTCCTGCAACTGGGAGACGGTTCGGTGTCTGCGACCGACGTGGAGATCACGGGCGGCGGCGGCATCGTGCTGACCGCGGGTGTTGCGGACATCGCATCGACGACGCCTGGCACGGTCAGCCTCGGCGATGCTACAACGACTGCCGGGGTGATCAACCTCGGCGATGCGGCAGCTTCTGCCACTGACGTCACAATCACTGGTGGGGCTGGCATCGTCCTCACGACCGGCGGCGCTGATATCGCAGACACCACGCCCGGCACAATCGTGCTGGGCGACGCGACGGCGATTGCTGGCGGCCTGCAGCTCGGTGACGGCGCTACGAGCGCGACCAACGCCGTCCTCTCCGGACTCACAGGCTACACGTCCCCGTTCGGCGCGATCAGCCTCGTGCAGAAAACGGGCGTTGTGCAGGCGTCCACGGCGACCTACGTCCTCGGCGCGACCGCGCTGACGGCTGACGCTGGCGGGCAGGACATCGTGGTTGGCATCACCAACCCCGACGTTCCGCGCAACGTGACTGCGACGGCTAACGCCGCCGGGTGCGCGGGTGACGTGGTTGTTACCGGCACGAACTGGGCTGGAGAGGTCATCACGGACACTATCGCGCTGGCTGGTGCGGCAGAGGTCGCTGGCGTGAAAGCGTTCACAACGGTGACGGCGGTTCACCTGCCGCCGGAGACGCACGCAGGCACGGACACCGTGAGCATCGGTGTTGGCAACTGCCTCGGCCTCCAGCGGCCCATCGCGGCGGCCGGTGACGTTGTCGAGGTCGCCCGCAAGGCGGCGGCAGCGGCGGAGTACACCATCGAGGCGACCGGCACAGTGAGCGTTGCGAACGGCACCGTTGACCAGTCGGGCGTCGGCGCAATCGTCAACAACGACCGGTTCGAGATCACATACAACGCCAGCGCAGTCTGACGGTAGGAGATAAACAGTGGCATTCGTGACGGTGGCAGACCTCGATGAGTTTCTGGGGGCGACAGACGCGGCGCTGTATAGCGCAGCATTCAAAGCAACAGCAGTCGGCGTCGCCTGCTCGGCTATCGAGTCCTACTGCCGCCGCACGTTTGCCGCTGACGACTACCGTGAGTGGTACAAGGCGCAGCATGGACAGCCGCTTATGCTGCAGCAGTATCCGCTCCTAACGGTTCGCAGGGCGGCGGTGGGCGTAACCACAGCCGGGTATCTCAACAATACCTCCACAGACGCGACAGCGGCGACCGGCTCGGTCGCCAACGCCGCCCTGCGGCTTACCGTGACCGGGGGTGTCAACGCCGGGGATAAGAGTTTCAGTCTGCCGAGCTACAGCACCATGGCGCTGCTGGCGGCAGCGGTCGCGTCCTACGGGCACGGCTGGGTGCTGACGGTGGAGAATGAGGACAGCCCCCGCGCACTACGCGAGGACGTGTTCGGGGACGTTCTGAACGGCTCCACGGCGGCGCTGAACGCGCCCGGCTCGACTATCAGCCCCGACATAGACTACCGCACGGGGGCGCTGCTGGCGGGCAGGCAGGGCGACGTGTACGTGGACTACCGCGCCGGTTACGAGACGATACCCGACGACCTGACAGGCGCGGCACTCGGGCTGGCGCGAGATTGGCTAGTGTCCGGCACGGGTTCACGCCCCGCCATGATGGAGCAGAAGCGGCTGGGGGATTTCAGCTACAACCTGATGTATGGCACGGACAAGGGGATGTTCGCGGCCTATAAGCCTATCCTCGACTATTACCGCCGTCTGGACTGGGGCATCCTGTGAGCGCGTTCACGGCGGCATTCGCCAGCTGCTTCAACGCGACGGCGTACAAGGTGACGCGCGTCTCCGGCATAGACGACTACGGCGCGGAGGTGGAGACGCTGACGGTGGACACGACGGCGATACCCGGCTGTCTGCAACAGATGACCGCCGCTGAGATACAGGTGCGCAGCAGTATCGGGGTGGCGGCGACGCACCGCTGGTACTGCGAACCCGTGACGCTGAACGAAAAGGATTTGCTCCAGGTGGACGGCGTGCAGTATGAGGTCAGCCGGGTTAACGACGTGCAGTACCGCGATGAGGTCATGCAGGTGGACGTTAGGAGTATAGCTGATGGCGGTCGTTGACTGGCACCCTGAGTCGTTCATGGGCGACCTCGACAAGACGATTCAGCGCAAGCTGGAAAAGGCCGGGCGGATCGTGGCGGCTGAGTCCAAGCGGCTCATTCGTGCGCCGAAGGCTGGCACCCCGCCGCCGCATCGCGTCATGCGCGTGCGCAGTATCAACGGGCAGGACAAAGCCGACTGGGTATTCAAGCAGCGCAAGGCTAAGGACACCCGCGCAGGCTGGCAGTATGATTGGGTAGTTCCCCGCTCCCGCCCTGGCGACGCACCAGCGTGGCAGACAGGGACGCTGGGGCGCAGTGTGTTTCACCAGTTGACGGACCGCAAGACGGTTATCGTCGGCGTTCCGGCGCTGAGGAGCAAGAGCAAAGGGGCCGACCCGAAATACGGGCTGTATCTGGAGGTCGGCACGAGCAAGATGGCGCCGCGCCCCTACCTGCGCCCGGCGGTGGCAAACAAGCGGCACGAGATACAAGAGATTTTCAACAAAGAATGAATGCCCTGATTCAGGCGCTATGCCTGCACTATGACGCCTGCCTGACCGGTGCATTCGAGGAGAACCCGCTGTACTACGCCTACGCGCCCCAGGGCGTGGCCGCGCCCTACGTGGTGGCGAACCTGATTACCCAAGACCACACGAACGCCATGGGCGCGTATGGCACGGCAGGCGGGAGTTATGAGGAATACGTCGTCCAGTTCACAGTGATAGACGCGGAGCGGGCAGGATTGGCCGACCTGCTGACAGGCTACGCGGCGCTGTGCTGGGCGTTTGACGAGGCGGACATACCGTTGACGGGTGCGAGTTGCATCCGCATGAGGCGGCTGACCACCGTCGGGCCTATGCCCGACCCCGATGCAATGGACGGCGGGTGGATGCTGACGGTGGACTATCTTATCGAGACAGACACGGAGATCATCTAATGGCAAGAGTTGCGGGACATTCGGGGAGCGCCAGCATCGCGGGCGCGGTGAACGGTGTCACGAAGTGGAGCATCACGTACGAGGCTGATGTGTTGGAGACAACGGGCATGGACTCGGCGGGAGTCGCGTCCTACATCGGCGGAATCACCCGCTGGAGCGGGAGCGTAACGGCGCACCAGGACTCGGCTGGCGCTAAGAGCATGGAGGACTGGACACCCGGCAGCATAGTCGCCGTATCACTGGTCGCTGGCTCTGGCGGCACGACGTGGGCCGGGGATGCGGTGATCAAGTCGGTTGCGCCCGAGGTTAGCATGGACGGCACCGTGGATTACACGGTGGACTTTCAGGGCACGGGCGCACTCAATATCACCTGATAGGAGGTCTGGAGTATGGCACGACTGGCAGGA